TGACTGACAATAAATCATTAACTAGCTTGAAGGCTTCAAAAGGTGTTTGAATCGTGGTGTTACAGCTGAAACGAGCCTCCGTTCCACCGAAGCCGTCATCAACCAGTTCGTTGTTGTATTTTGACGCTGCAAAGAACGCCCACTTGTCGAGCTGAGAGGTGTCAAGATGATCACCGAAACCGTACCTAGTGTTGGTCAACAGATCCCATAGGATCCACGCTGGACAGGCGCACCAAGTTACAGCGGCAAATGTTCCGTCCCAGACAAAGTTTTGCGGATAGATAATCCTGCCATTATCAGGGTCAACAGTAACGCCGTTGGGGATCCTGACCTTGACGCCCTTGATTAGATATTTGCGCGATGGGATGCTGTTGAACTGCTCAGCATCTACACGCAAACCGATGAGAGCGCTATTTGGGTAAGTAAGCTTTGCCCATTTAATCTCCGTCAAGCTTGTCCAGCTGAAGGCGTTAGTCAGCAGCGAGTTACTGCTATCGCCCGTGATGCGCTCAACCTTGACATCGACGTTGTCAGTAGGGTTTGGTCGCTCCAGCTCAATCAAATAATCTTTTTGGTATAGATCAGCAGTGCGGCCACTGATCCTGTCATCAACAACCTCTAGAAAGCCTGCACTCGCATACTGCAGATAAATCTTCAGGCGAACAGAAGTGCCTTCGGTATCTCCAGTTTCGTTATCGATCTTTTGCAGCGATGGTATTGAGATCGTGATTCTTACTGCATCAACCTCATCGTCCGTAATGCTTTCTATGATCGGAACTGGTTGCGCAACAGGGCGATTCACTGCACGCTCGTTTTCCGTTCCAGGAGTCAGAGGAATATGCTCTTGGCTTTGCGTACCGTTGCGGGTGTAAACAGTAACGTCTTCAAAGTTAAAGTCGCCGGTTACGCCTTCCAGCTGGGTGTTGTTTAGGAAGATTGATTTATTGCCGTCAACTAAGCCCTCAATCTCGCCTTCTGAAATTAAGTCAATGACGTTTGCATACTGCCGTGAATCAAGGGAGTCAGGCGTAGTTCTAGGTGAACGGCTACTGCCACCACCACCACCGCCGCCACCTTTGCCGCCGCCGCCACCGCCGCCGCCAGCACCGATAATCGTTGTCATGTCCTTACCTGAACGGTGTCGATGCCGGCAGAGATAACAACGCTGCCAGTCAGAGTCTTACCGTAAACGATAGGAACAGGCGTGCCACCACGGCTTGTATTTTGTACGCCCGAAAATGAATATGACTGAGATTTTCGGGGATCCTGTTCAGTATCTGGGCCTTGCGGGATTGCAGGTACTGGAGAGATAGCTTGAGAAATGCCGGTCAACACAAGACCTGCGCCAATAAAAAACAATGCGGACGATCCCCAAGCAGCGCCACCAGCTCCGATGCCTGTAGCGCCAAACGCACCAGCGAATGCACCAGTAGAACCAAAACTTACGGCTGACAGAGCAATCAATGCAACACCGGCAAGAATAGTCAAACCAGCATTGCCACCAGCACCAACAACTACTGGGACGATTTTGATTTCTTCCTGTCCAACAGGGAAATGCAGTTCATCCAAAGTCAACGCACGTTCGCCAACCAGCACCTTGTAATGCTGATCGGCCATGTGTTCTTCTAGTGCGGGAAAATTTGCAATCAACATTCGCACTACTTCTGCCGTAGTGTTTTGATCCGCTTCCAATACAGTGCGGCCAACAAACTTGGCAAGCTGCCCGTAAAGTCTGACCTTACGCAACATGACGCAGCCGCCTCCCTGTCACCGATTGTAGCCAGCCACCGTAAATATCTCTACTGCTCAACCGCCCCGCAAGGTGATGTAGCACCATGCCATCACCGATGAATACGGCGCAGTGATTCAAGCCTTTGCCGTTGATTTGCATTAGCAGCAAGTCGCCACGCTCCAGTGGTTCATTTTCGGCCAACTGGCGGAATCCTGTTGCAGCCCAGGCGCCATCGAACATCGGCGCATTCATGAACAATTCTGGTGTTGCAGGGCGATCCCAATCGCGCAGCATGATTCCTTGTTCTGCGTACCAGTCACGCGCCAAAGTCCAGCAATCATTGACGGCCCAAGTCCATTGCCTGCCAACCAAAGGGGCCTTGTAACCGCAAGGGCGATACTCACCCCAAATTTCAATTCGTGGGTTGACGATGAACCAAGGGAGGCCGTGCTTTTCTGCTGAAACTCGATCGGCTTCGCTGGGAACTGGTGCGGTATGCGGATGGCTGTGAACAATGCCGACAATTTCACCAGCATCTGATGCAGCAGCGTAATCCTCAGGATTCAGCACGAACATGTCTTTCATGTTGTGCGCCATGTTGCGGCATGGCCAATACCGCCCACGACCTTTGACGACAACGACCAAACCAACTGATTCCCAAGGATCGCGGTCCTTGGCGTCTTGTAATGCAGCGTCGCGCCAGGTCATGCGAAGAAAGTACCAATGCCGGGATAGCCGCCGAATGGCAGCTCATTGTTCTCACCAAATCTAGCTTCGCAGCTGCTTTGCTTCTTGCCACAAACATCCTCGGATGTATTGACGACAGGGTTGTCATTAGCGTCAAAATAATTAGTACCTGCGTAACCACACTCAGCCGAGCGGTACACCCACTGACAACGGCTGATGCACTGACGCTTAGGTGCGCGAACACCTGCAAGGTCAAAAGCGCTGGCTAGCTCAAACTCGACTAAATTTCGATTTTCGGTTGACTTGCGATCAACGTAATAAACTTCCAACGGGAACAAAGCAGTTGAATCAGGCGTGCCGTAAGGATTCCCGGTTTGTGAAACACCGATTAAAGTATCACCATTTTGCGTCGTCAATATGTCGCCGTTTTGCGTTGCTAATGGCGACAAGTCAGTAAGAAAATTTGCATCATCGATGTAACGCGCCAACGTTCGAAGCCGCGTAACTTTTGCGCCTTCCAATCCGTTCGGCAGTGTCGCCAGCAGAGCCGTAATTGTGCTGAGGATATTGCTGACCCTTAGCGTTGGCCTTGGCAAACTACCTTGACCAGAGTACGCAAAGCCATCGGCTTCAATCGGCAGCGCTATGTAAATTGTGCCTCCAAATACTAAATTGTTGCCAGAGTTTTGTTTAGTACCGTTGTGGAAGTAGTACGTCTGATTTACGCCGTGCTGGTTTGCGTTTAGTTCGAGCTGAAATAGCTCAATGATTGCAGTTGGATTGATTCCCTGCAGCTCACCAGTTATCGCCGCACTAGATTCAGTGTCGGTATAACCGACATCCCAGTAACCGGAGACAACGTAAGCCATGTTCAGCTAACTACAGCTTTGATAATCGCAAAGCCAATTACGATCGCTTCCGATAATGATCCGCCAGTAATGTTGCGGACGTTGATGCTCGCAGATCCCGATCCAGCCTGAGCGTTCAGTAGATACGAACCAGCAGTGCCTCCGCTGACGTGGTTGAGGACAATAATGTCGGTAGCAACGACCTCGGTGTTGGTCAGCGTGAAGGTCACGGTTGTATCAGCAGCAAGCGCTGCGGCATTCATCGTAATTTGACCGCACTTTTTACTAAGCGTGACACCCGTGCTTTTGCTGGTGGCCTGCGTAACTGTGCCACCTTCACCGGCTACGTAGCCAGCCTTGTCTGTATTGAGGTTGGTGAAGTTGGCGTCAACCTCGGTGTGAGTGAGTGGTGAGCCTTTGCCAGCTCTAGTGACGATGGTGCTCATGATGAAATCCTCTTGGTTGTAGTTTAAGGCTCAAACACCTGTCTGAACGTCGCAGATATTGTCGCTCGATTAGGCGAAGTCAACCTGCGGTCCCATTGCTCACAAACCCACTTGTAAGAGGTCGTATCATCTGGAGGGATCCAGTCAAACGCAGCGTTGTCAGCAGCCCTTGCGTCAAAAAACGCTTCGATGGCATCTGCATCTGAAGTGCTCCTGTAAAGCCATTGCAAAGACCAAGACTTTGGATTTTGATTTAGGCCAAAATAAACCCTTTGCTCGTACCCATCACCGAACTGAGTCTTTCTAATCTTCGGAGCAGAAGACCTTGTTGCCTCAAAGTCTGGGCAGGTGTTTATCCCAAGAGTTGCGTCGTCAAATGATGCCATGATTGCTAAGCAAGAAGCCCTCCAGGTCGTTTCTGTTTAATCAGCTCGGCCTGAACGGCTGCTCCAATTACGTTACCAAGTTGGCTCGCAGATTGATTGTCGCCTTGAGCGCGAGTTCCAGATGCGTCAACATTAACAACAACATCACCAACCGAGCCACCTGAAGCCTGAACCCCAAGCTTCCCTCCCGGTCCTCGCTGCAAGGGAAGAATCGCTTCCGGGCCAGCTTCACCCATAATGCCAAAACGACCAACACCGCCATTTGCATAGGCAAACATTGTGGGCTTATCAACGATGCCGCCCATGGCGAAGGGAACAAGTCCACCCTTGTCAAAGGCACCGCCGTTTGCGAGGGCAGGCAGTGCCCCAATACCACCCATGGAGTTGGCTGCTTGTAGTCCGGCGTCCGCGCTGCCACCAGAGAAGCTGAAGCCACCGCCACCGCCACCACCACCAGGCAGCAACCCAACAACCTGATTCAAAATCGCCATCGTGATCATCTTCTGGATGATCTGCGCGGCCATATCCAAGAAGTATTTAGCCGTATTGCTGAAGAAGTTCGCAAGCGCCTCTTGAGCCGTAGCGCTGCCTGTAATGGCGCTCATGAATGAATCGGTAAATGCAGTCCCGATTGCATTTGCGGCGCCTGTGACTTGGTTGATCGGATCTAGGAGGGTTTCTAGCTCTTGCCTGAGCCTCCCAATGTTTTGCGTAATCCCCTCAGTAAAGGTTGGGTCTATCTCCTGACGGTACAAGTCAAGAACCCTTGCCTGGTCTTCCGCAGGCAAATCAGTCTTAGCTAGCCTCTCTCTTTCCCTCCTAAGAAGATCTTGGTTGTAATCCTCAGTTGAAAC